TTATTTCGTGGGTTTCACGATCTCGCCGACGCGCCGGTAAACCTTCTTGGTCATCTCTTCAGTGGAGTGTCCAAGCAGCCGGCTGGCATCCTTGATGTCAGCGATTTCGCTACCGGCCTTCGGTCGGATGTCCCTGAACTGAAACCTCCGAATTGTGGTGGCCAGTTCGGCGTCGCCATTGATCGCTGCTTTGGTCGCAGCCTTTTCGCGTGCTTCGTCCCAGCGGTTGCGTAACATGTTGTAGCTCATGCGCAATCCGGCGTGGTTTGTGATCAGGATCGATGTCCTCGTCCCTGCTTGGGCCCGCCGATCGAGTAGGCCGTTTATGAAGGCGCAGAGGTCTGTCTCGTTGTCGCCGTCGTAGAGGCGTATCCTCAAGCGCTTTTCCGTCTTGCCCTGGCCAACCATTAGAAAGCCATGATTGAGATCGGTAGTCGATGCCTTCAGCACGTCAGCCGGGCGCTGTCCTGTCAGATATGCCAAGTCCATGGCGTCTTTGAGATCCTGCCCAGCCTGTTCGTACACGGCTTTCCAGATGATATCGCCGGCGTAGAAGTCCCGAGGTGTCTCCTTGTTGCGGCGCAAACCAAAGCAGGGGTTGGCCTTGTCAGTCAGGCCCCACTCCCGGGCAAAGGTGAACATGGTAGATAGCAGCGCTATCTCCCGATTGGCTCGAACCTTTGCCGTGCGGGCATCTCGATATTGGGCGATCACCTGTGGAGTCATGGCGTCGATAGGGGCTGGTTTGTCACCATCGAACACCTGGCGAAGTTGTTTCAGTCCCTTGAGATAGTCGCGCTGAGTGCCAGGCTTGAGGGTGGGGATCACCTTTTTTTCGTAGTCGTCTAAAAGCCGGCCCATCAAGTGGGCCGGTTTAGGTGTCGCCTTGCGGTCGAGCCGCGCCCATTCGATCTTGGCTTCGTCGAGGTCGCCACCGAGCGGAATCTCAACTCGATTACCTTCGGCGTCCCTGCCGTTGTAGTAGTAACCCGTCCAGGTCGTACCGCCTTTCCGCTTGCGCGTGCGTCGGATCATCCGTGGTGGCAAGTCTCGGTTAGCTGATTTCTTCTGTCGCATCGTCAGCCCACGCGTGCCAGGTCAAGAGTCCAAGTCTCGGCTACGGCATTGTTAGCCGTAGGCTTGACCCCGGCCAGCTTCAGCCGAGCATAAACCCTGCCTACAACTGGACGCTGGGCGCCGGTTACGACGAACTCCCAATGATTGTTCGTCAGCCACTGGCGTTGGCACGACGGGATTTTGTAGCCGGTGATGGTGGTTAGCTCTTCGTCGGTGAGGGTTTCGCTTAGGAATTCCATGGTTTGACTCCCGATTGCGCTGATCTGCCCGCTGCTCATGCGGCCTCCTTAAGAGCCTGGATGATTGCCTTGGCGGCCCGAGGTGGTACCGCGTTGCCGGCCATGTGGACAGTAAGACGATGGCTGTCTGGGCGTAGGGTGCTGCTCGGGAAGGTTTGAGCTGCTAAGACCTCATCAGCAGTGAGCATCCGCATTTTGTTGCCATCTACGACGGCCCAGCGGTCGCGCGTTGTAATAGTCCCGATTGGGCGTTTAATGCAGCGCCCTGTCAGGCCGGACCCAGATCCGTAATAGGGCATCAGGAATCGCTCGCCAAACTTCTTCCGCCCGTTCGCTACTCGCGTAAGCGTTGACGCGGCGCGGCCTGGCTTTTCGATAGACGACCAATTGCCAGAATCGAAGTCGATGAAAGAGCTGGCTGGCACATGCTGGTATTGCGGAAGCTTGAGGTGGATAGGTGCCTTGCTCTTGGTGGCGATCATGAACATCCGGATGCGGTGTTGCGGTACGCCCAGGTCGGCGCAGTCAACGATATGTGGTGCGAGCTGATAGCCTAAAGCTTTCATTGCCTGGGCCCATGCTGGATAAAGTGTCCAGTTCATGAACTCGGGTACATTCTCTATCGCCCACGCTTCTTGTTTCCGGCTCTCCGCGCAATCCACAACGGCCCACGCAGTAGATCGCGAGTCGTCATGCTCCGGATTGTCTGCCCCTTTGCCTCGGGCTCTTGTATGGCCTTGGCAACAGGGAGCGGCTAAGCCAAGATCGTGTCTCGGCATGTCAGCCCATCGCGCCTGCCGCAAATCTTGGCATGCATGCATAGTGTGCGGGTGGTTCGCGCTATGCCAGCGCACAGCCTCGGGCCAATGATTGGCCGCGTAAACGACATCGACGCCTGCGTCTTCAGCGCCTTGCGTCAATCCGCCAAGGCCTGAGAACAGATCAATTGCTTCGATCATGCGCACGCCCTCCGATGATCGCCCTGCATCAATTCCATCAGGCGGCTAAAAAACTGCAAGTACGCCTCTGGTGCGGAAAGCGGGGTGATGGTTTCGGGTCGGGCGGGGATGCCGCGCAGGCATTCCCATTCGCCGGGTTGGTAGGGCATAAGGTCTCGGCGTTCGGTGGCCAGCGCGATCAAGTCGGCGCGCACCACGCACTCCGGCAGGATTGGATCGAGGTTGAAGCGGTCGCAGATGGCGTGCCAAACAGTTTCTTCAGCATCGCGGAAGCCGGGCATTAGTGCCTTCAATGGGTGGGTCATGTCGCCGACGTAGGCTTCGGTCGCGTCGTGCAATAGGGCGACCAGTTGGTGCTGAGCTGGAACAAGGCTCGACACCATGAGGCTGTGTTGGGCCACGCTGTAGTGCGTGATGGTGTGCCCGTTGAAGCGGCACAGGTTTGACAGTGCGTGGGCTATGTCGAGCGGTGAGATCATGGCGGCGGTTGGGTTTACCAAGTTGAACTGGCGACCGCTGTGGGTGAGTATCCAGTTCATGCTGCGTCCTCCGCTTGCTGCTGACGCAGTTCGATAGCCTGACGTTTCATGTCAAGTTCGTAGGCTTCGCGGAGAGCATCGCGCAAGTGTGAATAGCCTTCGGTATCGGCTTCGTGGGGGAAGCTGATCGAACTCATCTCTGGCTCGGCGTTGAACGTTCCGTGCTTGTCCAGCCACTCGATGAGTTGCGTATCCAGCGGCTGACCGTTGAGGCTGTTAGCCATCTCTACGGTGTGAAAGACGCGGTGAGCCATAGCCTGAGAAACTTTGATCAGCTGTTCGGCTCTCGTCTGGCTGGCCTCGGTGCCTTTCAGTGCTTTCCACGTCTGGAGTGCGAGCGCCAGAAACTGGGTGATTTCGGTCAGATGGCGATAGTCGCTAGATGTGAACGGCGTAGCCTTGATGCCGAGCAATTGGCGCCGAAGTCTGTCCAGCTCTTGGGCTTCGCGGGTTCGAAGTTGTGTCAGGGCGTTGATGTCTGTGTTCAGCAACGCAATGCGGCCACCGTGCTCCGTTTTCTGGTCGCGAACGCCGGCGTCATAGTGCCGGTCGAACGCCCGCAAGATGAGCTTGCGAATGTAGTAGCCCATCAGCAGCAGGGCTATGCCGGTGACGCTGGCAATGATGATCAGGTCTTGTGCGTGCATGTGCTGTGCTCCGGTAGAGCCGCCGCCGGGATTCTTGGTGAGAGGCCGGCGGCGGGGTGTTGCACTGGTTAGATGGTTGCTTCGTACATCGGTACGGTGTTGATCGACTCTTGGATCTTGGCGCGGACGCTGGTGTAGGCCTCTTCAAGCACCTTGTCTGGGCGCACCAGTTCGAACCACATCACGAGTCGGCTTTCCTGAATGCGGTAGCGGAAACGAACGGCGACGCAGAATGCGTCGCCGCCGAGGAAAGGTTTGACGCCGATGTAGAACTGCTCCGGAATTTTCAGCTGTCCGGTCTCGCCGGCCTGGCCATCGATCTGCTCGTTGTAGGTCAGTTGTACCTGGCCGTTGTCGAGGCGCGTGCCTTGGCGGAAGCTGATGTTCTTTTTGGCTTCGAGGGTGCGACTAATTTCCAGCATGTCCGCTGCTGATGGCGCTTGAGGGATGCCCTCCGGGGCAGTGATATCCCGGATGTTGTCCTCGAAAAATTCGGCGAACGTCGCTTGATCCATCTTCGTGCGATCAGAAGACTTCCAGCGGCCCCATTCGATGCTGATCGGGCATTGGTAGACGGCTACGTGCTGTCCCCACGAAGGTTGGTCAGGCTGGTGGTAATCGAGTACGCCCTTGAAGGTTCGGCCTTCAGGGCCATCGCAGAACACAACTGACGCTGGAGTGGCATAGCGGTTGATGTAGGCGATGAACGTGTCAGCATCAAGAACCCTTACGGCTTGGCGGATTCTGGTCGGTGCTGCCAGCAAGCTTTCAAGGTCTTTGACCTGAACGCCGGTGGGAACGAGCGCGAATGGTGCCGGCAGGGCTGGGTGATCCTGCGGCTTGCCCAGCGATTGGGCGAGCGTGACCAGGTGGTTGATGGCTTCTTGCATTGGATGTGCTCCAGTTTTTTCGGTGAGTGATCGTTACGGCGCGACGTGGCGCAGTGGCGCGCTGGTGTCATCCTCGACAGGGCGAAGCGCAAGGTCCTGCTGTCGCGGATCGCGGCGGGTGAGGTTGCCTTCGGGCGTGAGGAAGAAGAGGGAAGTCCCACGAGACAGCGCTGGTTCTTTCACTTTCACGTCGGCCTTGATATTCATCTGGCCGCGACCGTCAGGCTTGTAGTTCAGCTCGATGACCAACTTGCCGCCCTTGCCGGATAGGCGAATGGCGTCGATCAGTTGGAATTGCGCCTCGCTCAGTTCATCGAGCAGGCCGCCGGCCTCGATGTCCCGTAGCGTGTCGATGAAGGGGCGTGCTTTGCTCATGTGCTGTGCCTCATTGGGTTCAATGTTGTTTGCCCCTGATCGGCAGGGGCCACCGTCTAATCAGGCTGCTTGTTTCGATGCTTGGGCGTCGAGGTAAGCGGCCAGGTGATGCAGGTACACGACCGGCTTCGCACGTGCCGAGTTGTGCAGGCGGGTGACGACCAGCTTGATGCGTCCGGCTTTGATTTCGCTCATCAGGTAGCGGTCAGTGCGGATGTGCGTGAAGTAGTGTTCGCGTACCGCCGTGAGCGTCGGGCACGGCGTGGCGAACTGGCGGCGCAGTTGGTCGATTGTGGTGCTCACGCTGCATCCTCCCCGTGCCCCACCGAGGGCGGCAGCAACTTGAGACGGATCAGCTCGGCGAGACCTTCTTTGCTTTTGCCCATGGCGGCGGCGCAGATGTTGCCTTTAGCATCAGCAACTACAGCGCCGAATGGATATTCGGGCGAGTTGGTCGGCGTGACGTAGGCGGTCTGGCCTTCGTGGATCACGTTGTTGACGCAGCGGAACACGTCGGCCAGTTCAAGGACGCGCATGGGTACGCTGTCGAGCATCTCCATGGCTTCGCTAGCTGCGCCGATGAGTGTTGCGCGGCTCACGATGCCGGGGCTGTCCAGATAAACCGGGATCAGCCGCAGGGCGCCAAGCGCATGACAGTGGGCATTGAGGTAATTGGTATTCATGCCGCAGCGTCCTTTTTCGTGATGGTGATTCCCAGCTTCTTGGCCAGCCAGTCAATGCCTTCTTCCTTCACCATCACCACCGCGTAGTGGCGGAGTTTGTTGATGTGTGGAATCAAAGTGCTGCGCGGATCGGAGTACAGGTAGCCCCGGTCGCGGTGCTGGCTGGCAAGGTCGCCACTGCTGTTCAGGATGCCCAGCTCGCGCAACCTGGCGCGGAAGGCGCGGGGCTTGAGTCCGAGCAATGCTGCGGTTTCGTCCAGGGTGCGGTTCGTCATGGCGCTGTCCTCAGGCAGCGCTCGGCGTGGCGCCGAGAGTCAGTAAGGTGAGGGTCACGGATAGATGCTTCTGGAGGTCGTCAATCGAGCCGTTGTTGGTGATGACGATATCCCTTGGCTGTATCTCAATTCCGTTCTCGCTGATGTGCGGGTTCACGTGCTGCGCGCCGTGGCGTTGCAGGTGAATGACACGGCCGCCACGTTTACGAATGAACTCGGCTTCGTTCTCAAATCGGATGTCGCTCACGACGAAGCCCCTTGCGTTGTCGTGAGTGCGTGCGAGCAGGTCCAGATTCTGTGCGGCCAATAACAGCCAGAATTCCGGGTGCACGTTGTTGCGGCCCCATTCAGTGCCGAGAGACTGCATTAATTGACGCGGTGAGCGCCCGAGCCAAGGCAGCTGCTGTTCCTTCTGTTCGCCTTCGAAGTCGCAAGGGCTCAGGTTGAGGATGTGCATCAGGCCGTCTCGTAGCGGATCGGCGAATGCGTAGGCTTGGAAGCCATGGTGATTCACCAGGTGCTGCGCGGCGGTGTCTTTGCCAGATCGAGCTAGGCCGGCAAGGCCGATCAATAGCGGCTTCATGCTGCATCACCCCCAAATGGGCCCGTATGGGTTACGTCTGGCGCCGCTTTAGCGGATACCAGTCGGACGCCGGGGGTGACAATTACCAACAAGCCAGTGTGCTTTTGAATCGCTTCAACGGCTGCTGGGCTGGTGCACGCTGCGGGGTGTAGGTACACCGGGCAGCGGGTGGTGCTGTGCTGTGTCGTTTGCATGTCTCGTACTCTTGGTGAGAGGTGTACGAAACAAACATTACGCGTTTATTTGTATTTTGGTCAACGGTGTTTTTTGTTAATTTTGTGAGGGGCATAAAAAAACCCGCAATGAGCGGGTTTTTCTTTATGGGTGAGGGGAGGCTATCGAAGAACTGAGTACCAGAAAATACGCCCCAAAATTTCTATGCGTTCTTCACGCACCTGGTCTGCTGGGTACTCTTCATCTGGGTGCTCTTCGCGATTAAAGCTCCGCATACGAAGCCCGCCTCGCGCCATCCGGTAAAGGATCTTCACGCGGAGCTGGCCGTTGTGAAGAATCGCAAACATGTCGCCGTCCTTCACTGTGATGCGTCCGCGATCAACGCCTGCTTTTCCTCCGTCCGGGATGACTGGCTCCATGCTGTTGCCAGAGACCTCAATGCAGACTACATCCTCGATTTGGATGCCCATTTCTTCCAAGGACTTCTTGGTGACCCCAAGCTTAAATGTGCCTTGTGCTCTAACTGTTGTGTGCCCTGAACCATCGTTCAGTTCTATTTCCTTGAGCAAGGGAACCTCTACTTCATCGTGGAGTGGAGATTCCTCATCCCATAGCTCAACAGGGGCAGCAATTATCCTTGCGTCTGCTATGGGTGCGTTGCTATGGCGTGTGCTACTGAAATTTTCGTCTAGTGCTTCAAGCGGGATGTCCAGCACCTGGGCGATGGGGATTGCATGCTTGGTTGTCTGAGACTTTCCCTTTTCAAACGCGGCATAGACCTGCTGCGTGAGCTTTTTCGGAGGGGATAGTAAAGCGTTGACCCTGCTGGCTACATCCTCTTGGGTGAGGTTTAGCTCCTCGCGGCGGGTCTTGAATAGAGCAGCTATGCGGCTTGGCTTTGGGGTCGATTCGGTCATTCAGGAAGGCTACAAAAAGATTTGTAATTGATCCAACATAAAAACATGTTGTTCGCTTACAAATTTAGTTGTATTTTTGGCGTGTACTTCAGATTCAGAGGTTGAGATGAGCATTTCGAATTCCAAGCGAGAGGCGCTAGCAGAGGCCATAAGCCTTGCCGGTGGTCAGGCCGCGTTCGCGGTGCTGGTGTCGACCGAGGATCGGCCGGTATCGCAACAGCTCGTTTCCTACTGGTTCAGAAAAGGGGAGTTGCCTGCTGAACTGGTACTACGAGTTGAGTTGAAAACGGGGATAGCGCGTGACGTGCTCCGCCCTGATGTTTTTTTGTTGCCTGCTGACCTGCGGGCGGCCTGAAAAGGGTGCCGGACTGGGGCCTCTCACCAAAGAATCCCCCAGCCCGGCTACGACGATACACAGCACATGCACATCGGTCGTGGTCGTAGGATAGGGCGTGTCCCATCTGATGGCTAGGCCGTAAACGGGGTATTTACGGTTATGAGTCGAACAGATCTTCTCCCGGGCGCTGGCCCGGTTCTTTCTTTGCGTGAGGCGCTTTACCGTGCCGGGCGCGATTACCGTGGCGGAATCACCACGTTGGCCCATGGCATGTTCATGGACTACGACGAGTTGCAGAAGAAACTCAAGCTCAATGAAGAGCGCCGCTGGCTAACGCCGGACGAACTCGAAGAAGTCATTCGTCTGACGCAGAGCACCGCATTGCTCGACGCGCTTGTGCGTCCGGCTGGGGCGGTTTGGTACAAGCCAACTCCGGTACCCGCCACGTCTGAGGCTTTGAAATCCGTCGGTAAGCTGCTGGAAAGAACCGGCGAGTTTGTTTCGAGCATGCATGCCGGTGCGGCCGACAACGTTTGGGAGCCGCACGAAGTCGCGACGCTGGACAAGTACGGTATCGATGTCATTCAGGCGGTGCTGGGCATCATGGCCGGTGCGCGTCAGGCGATGGAGGGTCAGGACAATGGCTGACGACATCGACCGCGCAAACGAGCAGGCGCAATACCTGCTCGACGTTGCCATACATCGCAATAGACGCGTGCCATCGAGCCGTGTCAGCGCGCAGTTCTGTGAGGACTGCGACGAACCTATCCCGGAGCTTCGACAGCGGACGATTGAAGGTTGCGAAACCTGCGTCCATTGTCAGGGGTTGCGGGAGGCTCGGCGATGAGTGACGACAAGATTCCTCTACAGCTTTCCGATCTGCCGCATCTTCTTCAATACATATCGCCTGACTCGCGTGAAACGTGGGTTGAGGTCGGTATGGGTTTGAAGGCCGAATTCGGTCAGGACGGTCACGGGCCTTGGAACATCTGGAGCCAGAGCAGTAAAAGTTACGACGGTAAGGCTGCCTTATCTGTCTGGAAGTCATTCAAAAAGCTCGGTACCGGCATGGGTACCGTGATCAAGCTGGCACTCGATGCTGGCTGGCGTCCTGAAAAAACTGAAATGACCGCTGAGGAAAAAAAGCGGTTCGCGGCGGAAGCAGAGGTGCGACGCAAGCAGCGTCAGGCCGAGGTTGAAGCTGATGAGGCGTTACTTGCGGAGATGCGCTCACTGGTAGCGGAAAGCTGTCAGCGGATCTGGAACGAGCATTGTCGATCAGAGGGCAAGAGCGCTTATCTGGAACGAAAACAAGTCGGTGCCTTTGGTATCGGCTTTTTCAATACGACCGTAATCCTGTCCATCGATGACCACAATAAGCGTTGCCAGGTATGGTCCGGCAGCAGCGCTATGCAGTTTTTCAACAACCTGCCTAAGCCACGCCCGGCCTCGCTGAGCTTCCTGATGTTCAAGCCCGGTAGCATTGCGATTCCGCTGCGGGATCTGACGGGCAAGCTTTGGAGCCTTCAATCCATCAACGGGCAGGGCACCAAGCTGTTTCCGAAATACGGACGCAAGTCGGGCTGCTTCCATGTGCTGGGCGTCGTCGATTCGCCGGCTGTCATTGCTGCTGCCGAGGGCTATGCGACTGCGGCCAGTGTGCATATGGCAAGTGGGTGGCCGGTGGCGATGGCTGTTGACTCGGGCAACCTGGTCAATGTCGTCAGGTCCATACGTTCTCTTCATCCGGCGGCGGCAATTGTTGTCGCGGGTGACGATGATCCGGACGCACCCGGCAATCCCGGTCGAACTAAAGCGGAAGCTGCTGGCGTTGAGGTTGGTGGCTTCGCTGCGTTTCCTTATTTTGGGGAGGCTGCCTGATGGCCAAGGATTGGAATGATTTGCACATTGAGCAAGGTCTTGAAGTTGTTCGTGCCCAGCTCGATGCGGCGGCGCTGTCAGCCACGTCAGTCCAACTGGACGATCTTCCCCATGCCCCATCTTTGGAAGGTCCCGCCGAAAACGGCGCTGCTACTCCAGAGGGGGGCGGGGGGAATCCGTGGACGGCTGAACGAATCTTCACCCGGTTTGCCTTGGTTGAGGGTAAGACAGCGATTTTCGACACCTTCAAGCGGGTGATCATCAAGAAGTCAGCTTTCGAAATGCTGGTGACTAAACCGCTCGCCAAAGACTGGTTGGAGTTGCCGGTGAAGAAAGTCATCGCCGATGACATGGCTGAGCGCCTGGCCAACAAGGCGAAGGCCGAAGCGAAGTTCAAACAGGTCAGTGGTAACGGGATGGCGCCTGTCGAACGTTACGTTTACATCGATGGGACCAAGGACTCGTGGGACATCCAAAAGCGTCGACGGATTCCTGAGGGCGCGTTGAAAATGTCCTTGGGTGATGCGTACGGGATGTGGTTGAACAGTCCGGATCGGCGCACGGTGGACATGGAGCACATCGTGTTTGATCCGTGTATGACGAAAGATCCTGAGGTGTACATCAACACCTTTGAGGGTTTGCCTTTGGTGCCTGATAGTGATCTGGAGAAATGTCGCACGCTGAAGTCTCTCATTCCATTCTTGTGCAACGGCGACAAGGCAGCGGCTGACTGGCTGACGAAGTGGCTGGCATACCCGCTGCAAAACGTCGGTGCCAAAATGGATACCGCCGTGCTGTTACATTCGACAATGGAAGGCAGCGGCAAGAGCCTGCTGTTCAGCGACATCATGGGTCAGATATACGGTGACTGCGGTGCCACAGTTGGCCAAGCGCAGCTTGAGTCGAATTGGACTGTGTGGCAGTCGAACAAGCTTTACGGCGTGTTCGAAGAGGTCGTCAGCCGGGATCAGCGATACAACCAGGTGGGCAAGATCAAACACATGGTCACCGGCAAAACAGTCCGCATGGAGTCAAAGTTCGTGAACGGTTGGGAGGAGGCCAATCACATGAACGCGGTGTTCCTTTCGAACGAGATCATGCCTTGGCCGATTGGTGAGAATGACCGCCGCATGTTGGTCGTTTGGCCCAAAGGTACGCTTCCGGCCAACGCCCAAAAGAAGGTCGCACACGAACTGGCAAACGGCGGTGTAGAGGCGCTGTACGACTATTTGCTCAGCTATCCGCTGGGTGAATTCGATGAGCGTACGCGTCCGCCCAATACTGATGCCCGTCAGCGGCTGGTGGAATTGAGCATGGCCAGTTGGCAGACCTTCCTCCGCGAATGGCGTCATGGCTTGCTCGGGGCGCCTTTCGAGATCTGCGTGAGTAGTGATCTGTACGCGCTCTTCCTGGAGTGGTGCCACCGGAACAAAGAGCATTCATTGAGTCACACGAAGTTCAGCGGGTTTATTTCAACCGAGGTGGACAAGGTACAGCGTGTGCCTTGGATGGAAGGTGCGCGGCGTGCGTTCGGTACCTTCTTCTTCCCATGGTCTGGCATTGACCCGGCGCCTTCCCCGGCCCCATCCATGACCGCTGGCGCGCTCGGAACGGCAGTGGCCAAGTGGAGAGATCAGGCTCGCTCTGGCGGCTGGAGTGTGGATAGTTGGGATCACGTGAAGTTTGCTGACAAGGGGAGTGCGGCTGCATGACGACCAATTGTGTGTCAGGTGTGTTTCTTCTGTTTCAGGCTAATAACGACAACCTGACACAGCCACAGCCCACGTTGTTACTGGCTTTGCGTCGCTCCGTGTCAGGTGTGTCAGGTTTAACGCGTGCGCAGGCATACGCACCTTCGCAACAACTGATATCAAAACATGAAGCGGTTTGTTTTTTTATGCGTGAAGAACTACCCAACACACTTAACACACCTGACACAGTTGTTTTAAAGCGTTGTTATATATGGTTTTTATGTGTGTCAGGTTTGTGTCGGGTTGTCGGTTTTTTGTGTCGGGTTCGGTTTGTTCGGGGGATAGCGCAATGATCGAAGATATGGAAGTACTCATGCAGCACTGGGGCGATCAGTTCAACCGAGTTGGTGACGAGGGTGGTTTGGGCAGCCCGATGGCAACGATCATGGAGTGGGGCGGCTCTGCCCCTCGCGGCACGCCGGGTTCGCGTGATTTGCTGATGGCATCAGGCGGCGGGATGGATCACGCCGCGCAGGAAGTTGCAGCGGCACTGTCGCAACTTGAGCGTCAATCCGAGAAGGGCGCTTTGCTCGCGAAGCTGGCCCGCAATCGGTATCTACCTCGCCCTGCGTGGTCGGTTCGGTCTCAGCTGCCATTTCTGGGGCTGGGGGAAGATGCCGACCGGACCTACAGGAACTGGGTTCATGCGCTGCATCAGCAGGTGCTGTTGATACTGACCCTTCGAAGTGCGCCAGGTCGCGCACGTAATCGCCGGGTGAAGTCGGTGGAGACCAATCTCACTCGGGCGTCTTCGGTGGCTCGGGTGAGATCCTGCTGAGTACCGTCCGTCCGGGCGTATTGCCTCAAAGCTGCGTCAAAGTGCGTCAAAGTTGCGTCAAGTCGAACAACCGAAAAAGACCCCTTTTCGGTTTTTCCGGAGACATGTAAAAAGTCCCCACGATATGGAATTTGCGCCTCGGCGCTGACCTCGCACGTGCTGTGCAGCTTCACCCGGCCTCCCTGAGCCGGTCACCTAAACCCGCTTCGGCGGGTTTTTTATTTTCGGCCCGATGGGTGTCTGCAAGGAGAATCAGCATGAGCGAGCCGGCAACTGTTGTTGTGGCCGGTGGTGTAGGACTGGCGGCTACTGGTCTGCTCGCGGGCGTGGATATGCTCGCAGTGATCGGTGCACTGGCTGGCTCTCTGGTGTTCTTCACCACCACTGAGGAATTGCCGGTCTGGAAGCGGGTTCTGTTCCTGCTGGTGTCTTTCGTGATGGGTTACATGTTCGCCCCTGGCATGGCCGAGGTTGAGTTGTTCGGCACCAGGCCATTCAAGTACACCGGCCCGGCAGCGTTCGGCGCATCGGTGGTGGTTGTGACCGTCGCGCTGGCCGTCATCAAGCGGCGCGGCCTCGTTGCTGAACCGCAAGGGAGGCAGGATGGATAGTCCACTGTTGCCGCAGGTTCTGACGCAGGCCACGTTCTGGCTGTGCGTGACGCTGTTCGTTCGCTTGTTCACCTTCCGCCGACGCGGTGCCCGGTTTCGCCGGAGCATGAGTTGCTTGGCATGGGTGGTGATGGTCGCGTCGGGTTCGGCGGTGGTGTACATCGGCAAGGGAATGCTCGTCATGCCTCAGAACTCTTGGCCGCTGGTGGTTGTGCTGGCGGTGTTCGTTGGATCGGTGTGCCAGAGTTCGGGCAATTTGGCCCGTGTCTGGAAGATGGGCTGATGGGCAGCGCATCGGATGACCGGCGGGGCAGCAGCACTCAGCGAGGTTATGGGTACAAGTGGCAGAAGTCTCGTGATGGACACCTGCGTGAACACCCTTACTGCACGATGTGTTCAAGCGATCAGCGCCCGGTGGCAGCAGTGATAGTGGACCACAAGGTCGCGCCCAAGCTAAAGGACGCCAAGGATAGTGGTGATCCCGTGCGGATCAAGGCGGCATGGAAGCTGTTCTGGAATCCGGATAACTGGGCGAGCCTGTGCAAGTTCTGCCATGACTCGACGAAGCAACGGATCGAGAAGAGCGGGCGCGTCCCGGGATGTCATGCCGACGGCCGTCCAGTCGATCCGGGGCATCACTGGAACCGGTGACCGACCATCTCCGACGCACCAAAAAATGGCACAACCCCTAGGGTAGGGGGGGTGAAAAACTTCATTTGGACTTCCCTCTAGACCGATCGCCCCCCTCTTTACACAAAGTCGGGAAATATGAGGGAGGGGGGGTATCCACCGGTAAGGGGTTGAATTTATGGCAGGAAATGGAAATTCGGGTCGCCCCGGAGTGCCGGCGGCACTCAAACTTTTGCAGGGGAACCGTGGTCGCGAGAATGTCGCCAGCCTGCTGGCCGAAGTCGCCAAGCCATTGGTGCCGGTCGGCGCACCGCCAATGCCGGATGTCCTTTCGCCCGAGGCAGTGAAGGAATGGGAGGAGCTGGTACCCGCGCTGATTTCATTGGGCATTGTTTCCCAACTCGACGCGATGGCGCTGGCCACTTACTGCCAGGCGGTTGCCGATTGGCGCCGGTACCAGCGGCTGATCGCGAAGCGCAACGCTGCCTCTGAAGACGAACTGGGGGGCGATATACAAACCTTCAAGACCGGTGCCCAGCAGATGCACGTCCTACGGCAGCTCGCCAACGATGCCGAGAAACGTGCCAACGCTGCCGGCGCCCAGTTCGGCCTATCGCCGATGTCGCGGCGCAACCTGAAAACCGCACCGGCACCGCAAGGTGAGCTATTCCCCAATGACCAACGAGACGCCGCAGACAGATACTTCAGTTGATGATCGTGTTTCTGCATTCGCTCACGCGGTGCTGGCTGGCGATATCGTCGCTGGCCCGCACGTACGTAATGCTTGCAAACGTCACTTCCGCGATCTGGAACATGGATCTTCACGCGGTTTGATCTGGGATCTGGCGTCAGCAAACCGCGCCATTGGCTTTTTCGAAGATGTGCTGTGCCTCAACGGCGGCGATTATGAGGGCATGCCTTTCCTGCTCGCGCCCTGGCAAGCCTTTGTGGTGGGCAGTTTGTTCGGCTGGATGACCGTTGATGGCTTTCGCCGCTTCCGTCTCGGCTATATCGAAACCGGAAAAGGCTCAGGCAAAAGCCCGCTGGTAGCCGGCATCGGCCTCTATGGCCTGGTCGCAGACGGTGAGCAGCGAGCCGAAATCTATGCCGCTGCAACCAAACGCGATCAGGCCATGATCCTGTTTCGCGACGCCGTGTCGATGGTCGACATGTCCGCGAAACTTCGCTCGCGCCTGGTGCAGTCTGGTCGAGACGACAAAGTCTGGAACCTGTTCTACGCGAACACTAATTCCTTCTTTCGCCCGATCAGCGCCGACGAAGGCAAGTCCGGCCCGCGCCCTCACATTGGTTTGCTGGATGAACTGCACGAACACAAGACGGCGGCCACTGTGAACATGATGCGCGCCGGTACCAAAAACCGGCGCAAAGCCATGGTGGTGATGATCACCAACAGCGGTTCCGACAAGAAGACGGTGTGCGGTCAGTATCACGATCTGGGCGTGCGGATCTGCGCGCAAATCGAAGACAACGACAGCTTCTTCGCCTTCATCTGTTCCTTGGATGAAGGCGATGACCCATTCAAGGACGAAGCCTGCTGGCCGAAGGTCAACCCCTCGCTGGACCACATTGCCGAAGGGCAAAGCGACGGCATCCCCGGACGCAAGTATTTGCGCGAACAGGTCCAGTCAGCACGCGGTTTGCCGGCTCAAGAGTCGGTGGTGCGCCGTCTGAATTTCTGCGAATGGACTTCAGCAGATGCGCCGTGGATCTCTTGGGATGTTTGGAAGCAAGCCGAAGAACGGGTACCGATGCGCATACTGCGCAATCGCCGTTGTGTGGGCGGGCTCGACCTGTCCAGCACCACCGACTTGACGGCATTTGTTCTCGTCTTTTGGCCAACCCTGCATGATCCGCACTGGCGCCTGCTGCCGTACTTCTGGATACCGGACGACGATCTGCAAGGGCGCGAGGATCGCGACAAAGTCCCTTACTCCATGTGGTTGAAGGACGGTCATCTCGAAACAACGCCGGGTCGCGCCATCAGCAAGAAACATGTGCTGATGCGTCTGGTGAAAATCTGCGCGTACTTCGACGTCGAGCGAATCGGCTATGACCGGTGGCGCGCTGAAGACCTTCTGCAGCTCATGACCGACGAAGACATCACGCTGCCCGAGGTGGTGCCCTTCGGTCAGGGCTTCAAGGACATGGCGCCGGCAGTTGATGAGTTTGAGCGCCGCTTGCTTGGGCGCGAATCCGAAAGCGATGTCATTGACCTGGACCCGTCGGAATACGAACTGGTGCATTCCGAAACGGTTGAGACGTTGCGCCACGATGGCAACCCAGTCATGACCTGGTGCGCCGGCAACGCGGTGATCGTTTCCGACCCAGCGAATAACCGAAAAGCAGATAAAGCCAAAGCGACCGGGCGGATCGACGGCATCGTGGCTTCCATCATCGCCGTCGGTACCAGCATGAAGTCTGGTGGCCCGAGCGGTAAATCCATCTACGACGAAGGGGCGGGTATATGAAATTAGCCATCGCGGCATGGCTTGCCGGCCTTTTGGGCTTCGGGCTGTTAGTCGGGGGCGTGGCACTGATCAGCGTTCCCGCCGGCTGCATCGTCGCAGGTGTCGGCCTGCTGGGCTGGGCATATCTCGCGGATCGTGCTGCCGCTGTACTGAAAGCCCAATCCAAACCCCAAGGAGGTTGAGCATGTTTTTCTCAAGCGTGCTCGGTGATGGGCGCGGCACTCTCACAAATCCGGACAGTGGTTTCTGGCGCGGCCTCATTGGTAGCGGTCGTAACAGCTCAGGCGTTACGGTCACGCCTGAGTCAGCGCTTGGCCTGCCCATCCTGCAGAACTGCGTCACGCTGCTGGCCGAAACCATGGGGCAACTGCCTTGTGAGATGTACCGCCGCCAAGACAATGGACAGCGGGAAGCGGCCATCAATCATCCGGCCTACGACGTGCTGCGTTATCAGCCCAATGGTTTTCAGACGCCTTACGAATACCGGGAAGGCTCCCAGCTAGCGGCGGGACTACGGGGCAACAGCTTTAGCTTCATCGACCGTCGCGACGATGGCAATGTCAGCGCCCTATGGCCGTTGTGCAACAACAAGGTTCAGGTGCTGAAAGGGGGCGACTTGTTGCCGTATTACCGCATCGGAGCCAGTGAGCCGGTGCCGATGCGCATGATCCACCACGTTCGATGGGTCAGCACCAATCAGTACGTTGGGCTCTCGCCGATCGAGGTGCATGCCGAATCACTCGGTCTCGCCCAAGCGGTGCGGCAGTACACCGGCAAAAGCTTCGCCAACGGCGTGACCGTGTCGGGCGTCATCGAGCGGCCTCGCGAAGCCCCATCGATCAAGGATCAGGGCAGCATCGACAAGATTGTCGATCAGTGGGGCCAGAAGTTTGGTGGCATGGACAACGCCAAAAAGGTCGCGCTGCTGCAAGAGGGCATGACTTTCAAGCCCGTGTCGATGAACAACGTCGACGCTGAAGTTCTGGGCATTCTCAAAACCACCGGCACCGATATCGCCCGGATCTACAAGATCCCGCTGCCGATGGTCAACGACCTGGAGAAGTCCAACTACAACACGCTCGAACAACTGATGATCCAGTTCGTGGTGTTCGCGTTGTTGCCGTGGGTCAAACGCCACGAACAATCGATGATGCGCGACTTCCTGCTGCCCAAGGATCGGCGCGAGTACTTCATCGAGTTCAATCTGTCGGGGCTCTTGCGAGGCGATCAGAAGAGTCGCTACGAAGCCTATGCCATCGGCAGGCAGTGGGGCTGGCTCAGCGTCAACGACATCCGTCGGCTGGAGAACATGCCGCCCGTGTCCGGTGGCGAGATCTACTTGCAGCCCCTGAACATGGTCGATGCAGGGAAACCCAGCGGCGATCTGACCAACCCCAAGGTTCGGGCCCAGCTCGAACTTCAGCACGCTGAAATCGGAAGGATTCTTGCGCAATGAAAAACTACCTGAGAGCTTCCAGCCTGCTGTTCAATCAGCCGCTGCTGGTGACCCCAGACATGCTCGATCTGGGCGTGCGCTGGGCCAACCAGGCAATGAGCCTGAACATCGTCAACATCAGCGCCAAGACCAGCCCTGCCATCTGGGATGACGATGGAATCGACCGCATCGCGCAGCGTGAAGAAGATCGCCGCACCGCCATTGCTCGAACCGGGATCGAGGTGATTCCCGTCAGCGGCGTACTGGTCAGTCGCGGTAGCCATATCAGCATGTGCGAAACCATGACCAGTTACGAGTCATTGCGGGCGCAGCTGCGCAACGCCGTAGCCGATCCAATGGTCGAGCGGATCGTGCTGGATATCGACAGCCCCGGCGGATCTGCTGTCGGTGCTTTCGAACTGGCTGCCGACATTCGCGCCATGGCTCAGCAAAAGCCCATCACCGGCATCGTCAACTTCATGGCCTACAGCGGCGGTTATTTGATCGGGTCTGCGTGCAGCGAACTGGTAGTCAGCCAAACCAGCGGCGTCGGCTCGATTGGTGTTATCGCCAGTCATATGGACCGTTCCAAGATGGAAGAGGGCATGGGCGTCAAGGTGACTACGGTGTATGCCGGGGCTCACAAGAACGACCTCAGTCCTCACGAACCTTTGAGCGAACAGTCGCTGAATTATCTGAATGAGGTTGTGCAGGAGAGCTACCAGCTCTTCGTCAACGCGGTGGCGGAATATCGCGGACTTTCCGTGCAGCAGGTTATTGCCACCGAAGCAGGGCTGTACCGAGGGCAGGCGGGGATCAATGCCGGCCTTGCAGACCGGATGCAAAGTCCACAGCAGGCGGTTGATGACCTGTCTCAATCCATCGCGTTGAGTCGTGCAGGCCGTCAGGCCGGTCGATTGTCAGTCCGTGCAACCGCGTTGAATCTTCAAACCCAGATCTGACCGCGTTCGCGGCAGTCACCGAAACCCGCCCTGTGCGGGTTTTTTTATGCCCAGGAGGCAACATGTCCCAAGTACTTCAGTTGCGTAGCGAACGCGCGAAGATCAACGAATCAATTCAGGCGCTGGCCAAGCTCGAAACCGGCGGTGCGAATTTGACGGCTGATCAGTTGGCCCAGTTCACCGATCTGGAAACACAGTTCAACGCGCTGACTGACAAGATCAGCCGTGCAGAACAAGCCGAACGTATTGCTGCCACCAGCGCGGTGCCGGTTAGCGAGTCAGCTCAAGGGCGCACCGATCCGCCACAAGGCAGTGGTCACGGCCATATTCACGGTGGTGGTCCAGCAGAAGCGCCAGGTGTGCGAATGGCGCAGATGGTTCGCCTGCTTGCCGCCGCAGGCGGCAATCAACATCAGGCCGCTCAAATGGCACAGCAAGGTGGGTTCTCTACCGATGTCTCCATGGCGCTCAGCACTGTAACGCCAGGTGCGGGCGGTGTTCTGGTACCGACAAACTTTGCTACTGAAATCATCGAGGCGCTTCGCCCGATGTCTGTTGTACGCAAGATGGGCGCTCGTAGCTTGCCGCTGAACAATGGCAACCTGACCCAGCCCCGCATCACTGGCAACACGGTCGTCACCTATATCGGCACCGAAACCGATATCCCGCTGACCGGGATGACGTTTGCCGATACCAAGCTTTCCGCGAAAAAAGCCGCAGCGATCGTGCCTATCTCTAATGACCTCATTGCCAACGCCGGCGTGAGCCCACGTATCGATGAGATCGTTGTGGCTGATCTCGCGGTGTCGATGGGCCTGTCCGAAGATCTGCACTTCATTCGCGCGGACGGCAGCGGTTCGCTACCCAAGGGTATGCGCTATTGGGCGCAGGCGTTCAACATCCTGCCGGCGCCGGCGGTGGATCTCTCGCTGGAAAAAATCGATCTGTTCTGCGGCGGCATGATGCTCCGTCTGGAAACGGCGAACGTGATGATGAAGGACTGCGGCTGGTTGATGCATCCGCGCGTGTTCCGCTGGTTGCAATCTCTGCGTGATGGCAATGGCAACAAGGCGTATCCGGAAATTGAGCAAGGCTTGTTCAAGGGTTACCCGGTTGGCCTGAGTAACCAGATCCCGGTCAACCTCGGTGCCGGCGGCGACGAGACCGAATTCTACTTCGTCAACTTCGCAGACATGATGATCGGCGAAGACATGGACCTGACTATCTCCTTCAGCAACGAAGCTTCCTACAAGGATGCGGAAGGCAACATGGTCAGCGCGTTCCAGCGTGACCAGACCCTGGTCAAAGTCATTGCTAAACACGACTTCGGCCCGCGTCACGTCGAGTGCATTGTTGTCGCCATCAACGTCAAGTGGGGCGCTGGCATGTAATCCAACGACCCCGCCTCGGCGGGGTTTCGCATATCTGAGGGATGAGTGATGACCGATAAAGTAGTGGTGCGTTTTTTGAAAGCCTGGCGCGGTTACTCAACGGATGAGTTGGCTGCCTTCGATCAGGCGGTTGTTGAGGGTTTGGAATCCAAAGGCTTTGCCGAAGTCCATCAGGCCGGTGGTGAATCGGCAACGAAAGCGAAGGGCGGTAAAGGGAAGAGCCAGCGAGGCGCATCGGCAAAAGCAGAAGGCAGTCAGCCGAATGGGGCAGGCGGCAATCTGGACGGAGCCGGCGACGGTGTCGACAAAAACGAAAACGGCGGCGGTGACCTCGACGAAGGGAAGCCCTAAGCCATGGCTCGCCGAATCGAGTATTCAGGCGCGCCGGTTCTGACGCTGGCTCAAGTCGCGTTTCAGTGTCGGCTCGAACCTGAAGACATGGAGCCGGAGCTGATCGAGCAGATCATCATCCCCGGCGTCACGACGCAGTGCGAGTCCAAAACCGGCGCCTCGATTCGCGGTGCGCTCTACGAGGAAGAATGGCCCGCGTTGTTCGCCTCGGGCCACGCGCTGGATATCGGCCAGGCTACGGAAGTCGTATCAGTGGAAGTGCGCCAACCGGACGGAAGCTGGAGCGTATACGTTGGGACGTTTGAGCTGCAACAAGGGCAGCGGGAGAGCTTTCTGTCGTTTCCCGGTGGGCGTCCCTCTGGAGCGTTGCGGATCCGCTACAAAGCGGGCGTGGATCTCGATCTGCACCCCGGCGTGCGCAACTGGTTGCTGATGGCGGCGGCAACGATCTACCGGCATCCGGAAGTGTTCTTGGTCGGTCAATCGCTGTCTGAACTGCCATCGGCGTTTCTCGATCACTTGGTGGCCGATATCACTGTGCCGCCGAGGTTCTGACCATGGCCTATCGCGAACCGAGTGCGGGCGAGCTGGATCGGCGTATCACCCTGCGGCTGCGCACGGATGTGCCCGCACCGGATCAAGGGCTTGACTCGATCTTTCCCGACGAGAAAAAGCGGTGGGCGAAGATCGAGCCGGTCGGCACTGCCGTTTACACGGCGGGCATCCAGACTGAAGCGAAGATCACCCACCGGGTGATCTTTTACTATCTGAAGGGCGTGAGCGATGCGCATGAGGTTGTGCATGGATCAATCATTTACCGGGTGCGCCGGGTCGCGGACATGAACGGCTCGCGCCGATACACCATTCTGGAAGTCGAAGAGCTTGGCCCTCAGAAGGCCGGAGGCGGTATCTATGGCTAACTCGGCATCGCTTCAAAGCTACCTGCACGTTGAAGGCTTTGACGACTTTGAACGGGAGGCTTTCGACAAACGTAAGATCCGCGCGGGGATGCGCAAGGCGGGTCTGCTGGTAACGCAGCACGCCCAAATGAATCTGATACTGGGCAAGGGTCGGCAAGGCTATCCAGCCAACCTGACTGGCGAGACTGTTCGGTCCATCAAGTTCAAGGTGTCTCGATCAGGCTTTCTGGTCAGGATCTCCCCAACGCTGACCCCGGCCATGAGGGAGTTCTATCCGGCGTATCTGTTCTACGGCGTGAAGCAGGGGCGTCGGCCTCAGAAGCTTGCGCCGGGCAAAGGCATTGGTAGGAAGAATCGCCGTCAGGCGGGAGTTCGTGCCCGTCTTGTGGCCGAGCGCGCGGCGGGCGAGTGGCGGATCAAGCCGCACGACAACTACATGGCGGATGCGTTGGAAGATACCTCGGAACAGGTTCGATCCATTCTCTTCGCTGCATTCGCTGATGCCCTGAACTGATCGCTTTACTGGATACCCTATGAAACTTAACCCCATTGTTGCCCACCTCAAGGCGACATGCCCAACCTATGGCGGTCGGGTCGCTGCTGGTATTGATTGGGACTCGGTCGCTGAAAGCGCCAAGCTCCCGATGCCAGCGGCCTATGTGATCGCCGCGGCTGATGCGGCATCACCGAGCAAGGCGCAGAACGCCGTGATACAGGAAGTGACGGACCAGTTTGCCGTGGTCGTGGTGCTGGAGGCCGGCGACGAGCGCGGGCAGGAAGCCAACGACCAACTGCATGATGTTCGTGCGGAGCTGTGGCGCGCTCTGGTGGGCTGGAAGCCGGGGCCTGAATACACGTTCATCGAATACGACAAAGGCGCACTGGTGTTCATCAGTCGTGCCCGTGTCATCTACCAGTATCTCTTCACCGCCGAATTCCAGATCGGTCGCAACAATGCATCGGAGCCGGCCGAAACGTGGCATGAGCGTGAACTCGATGGCCTGACCGAATTCAAGGGTGTCGAGTTTGAGATGGACTCTATCGACCCCGCAGACCCCAACCTGAAACGCCCCGGCCCGGATGGGCGAATCGAAGTCAAATTCACTGGAGACGTAACACCATGACCAAGCGCATCACTGTGGTGCCCGCTGCTGGCCGCTCTGTGCCAGATCCGGACGCTGGCGATTTGTTGCCCGCTGAAGGGCGGGAAGTTCCGGACAACGCCTGGTGGCGTCGCCGCCTGACTGACGGAGACGTCACCAGTAGTTCCGCCAAGTCCCAACCCACTAAAGCCGGCGCAGCGGCGAAACCTGAGGTAAGCAAATAATGGCTATCGGATTCAGCAACATCCCCGCCGATATCCGCGTGCCGCTGTTCTACGCGGAAATGGATAGCTCGGCTGCGAACACCGCGTCTTCGGCCATGCGGCGCTTGCTTGTAGGGCAAGTGAATGACGACGCGTCCAGTGAAAGCATCGGCAAGCTGGTGCTGGTGTCCAGCGTTGCGATTGCCAAGAGCATCGGCGGTCAGGGCTCGATGCTAGCCGCGATGTACGAGACTTGGCGCAAGGTCGATCCGATCGGCGAGATCTGGTGCCTGCCGGTGCAAAGCGACGCCGGTACCGTAGCGACGGCGACCATCACCGTCACGGGTGCGGCAACCGAACCCGGCTTGCTCAATCTGTATGTTGGCGGTGTCCGGGTGCAGTCGGTCGTCACTGTGGGCGCGACGTCGACGATTGCTGCTGCCGCGCTGGCGGTGAAGGTCAACGCCACGCCAGATCTTCCAGTAACCGCGCTTGCGGCAAACGGTATTGTCACGCTGACCTGTAAGTGGGCGGGGGAAAGTGGCAACGATATCTCGATTGCCATGAATCGACTTGGCAAGTCGAACGGAGAATTCACGCCGGCAGGCCTGACAGTGGTTGTTACCGCAATGGCTTCGGGCGTTGGCACGCCAGACGCGGTCGACGCGATTGCCGCGTTGGGCGATGAGGCCTTCGAGTTCCTGTGCCAGCCGTGGTCGGACACCACTACGCTGAATGCTTGGAAAGACTTGATGGACGACAACACTGGCCGCTGGAGCTGGGCCAAGCAATTGTTCGGTCACGTCTACACGGCCAAGCGCGGCACGATCGGCACGCTGGTCGCCGCTGGCCAAGCGCGCAACGACCAGCACATGACCATTCAAGGTGTTGAGCCTGGTGTGCCGCAGCCGGTGTGGTTGCACGCGGCCGCACTGGCGGCTCGTACAGCGGTTTTCATTTCCGCCGATGCCAGCCGCCCCACCCAGAGCGGCAGCCTGCCGGGACTTGATCCGGCGCCGGCGAGTGATCGTTTCACGCTGACCGAGCGCCAGTCGCTGCTGAGCTACGGTATCGCGACGGCATACTACGAAGGCGGCTACGTGCGCATTCAGCGCTCGATCACGACCTATCAGAAGAACGCCTACGGGCAGGCCGACAACTCCTATCTGGACAGCGAGACCATGCATCAGTCGGCCTTCATCGTCCGGCGCATGCAGAGCGTGATCACCAGCAAATACGGGCGGCACAAGCTGGCAAACGACGGTACCGAGTTCGGTGCAGGTCAGCCGATCGTCACGCCGAGCACCATTCGCGGCGAACTGATCGCGCAGTACGGCAAGCTTGAAACAGAAGGGCACGTCGAAAACGCCGAGCTTTTCGCGCAGCACCTGGTGGTCGAGCGTGACAGCAACGACCCGAGCCGCATCAATGTGCTGTTCCCGCCGGACTACATCAACGGCCTGCGCATCTTCGCGTTGCTCAACCAGTTCCGACTCCAGTACGACGCTGCCGCGTAACGCTGACTCGATCACCAAGCCCGCTCTCAGCGGGCTTTTTCATTCTGGAGATTTATCTCATGGGCAAAAAAGTAGCGGGCACGGCCTACATCAAAGTGGACGGCACGCAATTGACTGTCACCGGTGGTGCCGAGGCTCCGTTGATGGACGTGAAGCGCGAAACGGTTTATCCGGGATTTTTCAAGGAAGAAAAACTGGCGCCTTATTTGAAGATGACCGTCATTCACGATCCCGATCTGCCGATCAAAACGCTGACCGAAGGCAAGGATATGACGGTCACGTGTGAGTTTAATAACGGTAAGGTCTACGTGCTTTCGGGTGCGTACTTGGTAGATGAGCCAGTATCCAAAGGCGATGACGGCACAATTGAATTTCAATTCGACGGTACAAAAGGGGTGTGGCAATGACGGGTGTAGTGAAACTTCAGGTGGCCATTGAGGCTCACGGCGAACCGCTGACCGAACTGAACCTGCGCCGTCCGACTGTCCAGGAAGTGCGCGTGATCAAGGCGCTGCCCTACAAGATCGACAAGAACGAAGAAGTCAGCCTTGACATGGATGTCGCCGCGAAATACATCGCGGTCTGCGCGGGCATCCCGCCATCGTCCGTCAATCAACTGGATCTCGCCGACTTGAATGCGTTGAGCTGGGCGGTCGCCAGTTTTTTCATGAGTGCGGCGTCGGCGCCATCACCGACCTGATTGCAGTCGCCTACGACCTGGCTTGGTTCTGGAAGGTAGATCCCGAACAGATGATGGCCAGGCCACTGGACGTGCTCAGCGAATCGCTTGAGCACGCGCAACGGATCAATGCGCTGCAGGAGGTGCAGTGATGGCGGACAAGTTTCAGCTCAAGGCGTTGATCACCGGCGTCGACAAGCTGTCGCCGACACTGACCGGGATCCGCAAAAACGTTGCGGGCTTCCGCAAGCAGATGAACAGCTCGGGCCTTGGCAATATCGGCTTCAAGGATATGTTGCAGGGTGGCGCTTTTGCCGCGCCGTTCGTTGCTGGTGCCCGGGCCGCGATGGAATTTGAAACATCGATGGCCGATGTGAAGAAGGTGGTCAACTTCGACACGCCCGAACAGTTCAAGCAGATGGGGCAGGACGTGCTTGATATGTCGGAGAAAATGCCGATGGCCGCTAGTGGCATCGCAGCCATTGTTGCAGCAGGCGGGCAGGCCGGTTTCGCCCGTGGTGAGCTCAAGCAGTTCGCCGAAGACGCGGTGAAAATGGGTATCGCTTTTGACCAGACGGCTGACCAATCTGGCGACATGATGGCCAAGTGGCGAACCTCATTCAAAATGACGCAGCCGGAAGTCGTAACCCTGGCTGACAAAATCAACTACCTGAGCAACATCGGTCCATCCTCGGCTGCGCAGATCTCCGACATCGTGACGCGCATCGGTTCGCTGGGCGGCATCGCCGGTCTTTCCGCCGGCCAAGTAGCCGCCATGGGGGCCACGCTTGCGGGTGTGGGTGTGCCTAGTGAAGTGGCCGCGACGGGCATGAAGAACTTCATGTTGTCGCTGACAAAAGGCAGCGCGGCGACCAAGCAGCAATCGCAGGCATTCAAGTCGCTGCGGCTGGACGTGAAGCAGGTTTCCAAAAGCATGCAGAAGGATGCACAGGGCACCATGATCGATGTGTTGGAGCGCATCGCGAAGGTCGATCCGTCAAAACAGGCCGGGCTGCTGACCCAGCTTTTCGGTACCGAGTCTGTTTCTGCAATCGCGCCGCTGTTGACCAACCTTGATCTGTTGAAGTCCAGCTTCGGCGCCGTAGGCAAAGAGGGCAAGTTTGCTGGATCGATGGAATCCGAGTACGCCGCGCGCTCGGCGACTACTGCCAACTCCATGCAATTGCTGACGAACAAAGTCACTCGGTTGGGTATCACTGTTGGCGAAGGGCTACTTCCGCCGTTCAACGATTTCATGGACCAGATCGGCCCTGCAATTTCGCAGATGTCTTCACTCGCCGCCCAGCACCCCGGCGTTATTCGTGGGGTATTGGCGGCGGGTGTAGCCTTCGGGGTTCTGCGCATCGCGGTCATGGGCGCCGTGGTTGCGACCAAAATCTTGAGCGCTGTTATGGCGATGTCTCCGATCGGTCTTGTCGTTCGGGGTATTGCGTTGGCTGCTGGGCTGTTGATTGCCAACTGGTCAACAGTCGCGCCTTACTTCCAGGCTATCTGGGAAAAGATCAAGGGGCCGGCGATGGTCTTTTGGGGCTGGATAAAGCAGGCATTCGCGTTCTCCCCGATTGGGCTGGTGGTCGCGAATTGGGGGCCGCTGACTGAATTGTTCTCGGCACTCTGGAATGTTTTGGTTGCCATCTCTACGCCTGTGCTGGATTTCCTTCGTGAAATGTTCGGCTGGTCGCCGCTGGGGATGATCATAAATAACTGGGATCCCATTGTTGCGTGGTTTCAAAAGCTTTGGGCGAAACTCAAACCGATCATTGAACCCATGATGAAGTACTTCGGCGGTGGAGAAGGTGGTGAAGGCATCATAAAAACTGCCACCGATAAAGCCAATGCCTTCGCCGAAGAGCAACGCGAACGTAATGCCGGCGCCGGTGGTGGGACTGGCGCATTTGTCGAGGCGGGCGCGGTCGAAGGCGCCCAGCGTTATCAGCGGATGATGAAAAACGCGGCGGGTATTCCAAGCACCGACAAACTCCTGAGCCGGCCTAATCTGGCTGGGCAATCCAGCGGTCTGCTCCAGCAGCAGTCAGCCAATCAAGCGCCGAAGCTTAACGGTGAACTGAACATCAACCTCAATGGCGCGCCGCCCGGTACCACGATTGATCAAGCGCAAACCAATCAGCCCGGCCTGAGCATCAAGCCCAGTGTTGGCACTCGGACTCTTGGCGTAATGAGGGCGGGAACATGACAGAGACATGGCGTGATCGCTTCCTGCCGGCCTCATTCCGGGGGATCAGTTTCCTAATCCCTCAAGCCTCCGTGCCCGTTGGCATGAAGGGGCAGCTACACGAATTCCCGCAAAGGGATACGCCGTTCTTTGAGCAACTGGGTAAGCAATCCCAAGTACACAAAATGACGGCGTGGGTCATCGGTGATGATTGTTTCGAGCGTCGAGACAAACTACTCGAAGCGTTGGAAACGCCAGGCGCCGGTGAGCTTGTGCACCCTTGGCTCGGACGGATGCAGGTCAAGGCCGGCGAGTGTGAGATGTCGCACGATCTTATGGGTGGGGGTATGGTCACCTTTGACCTGACCTTCTACCATGATGACCCCCTGAAGACGCCTGCTGCAAAGGTTAACACCCAAGCGCAGATGGTGAAGTCATCTGAAAGCCTGCTGACTTCGTCGCTCAACCGTTACAAGTCAGCAATGGCAACGGTCAACACGGCGCGGCTCGGACTGATCCAGATGCGCAATAGCCTGTCGAACGTCTTCTCGGTGATTCAGCAGCAGTTCGCGCCATTCGTAAGCGTCTTCACTGACCTGACAGGCTTCGCAAGTTCGCTGATGAATTCGCCAGGCTCGCTGTCTTCGTTGTTCTCCAGCTATTTCAATACCTTTTCTGGATTCAATTTCTTTGGTTCCAGCTCAGGGGGCAGATCCAGCTCGAGCAATTCGTCGGGCAACGGCTACAGGGGGGCACTGGCGGCAGCAACTCAACAAACGCTGGCGGTGAGCAGCATCAATACCGTCAGCCCGGTTGGCGGCACGGATGCAGTAACTGCCTCTCAGGCTGCGGCGAACCTGGTACAGGATTCGACGCTGGTCCAGATCGGTTTGATTGTTAGCGAAATGCCGGTGGCGACACAGCCGGAGCCGATACCGTCCGCGCCTTCGGTGGATCAGCAAGCGCTGCAACCCATTGTTCGCCCGGATGTGCCTGTAGCTGATGATGTGATCGAGCTGCGCGACAACCTCAGCGAGGCAATTCATGAAGCATCGCTGAAGGCTGATCCTGCTCATTACCTCGTACTGAACAACTTCCGCCAAACCGTGGTGAAGCATTTGACCGCCGTCGCGCAGTCCGGCGTGCGGCTTGTGGACATAACCCCAGCCGAAACCCTGCCGGCGCTGGTGTTGGCTTATCGACGCTTCGGTGATGCGACGCGAGGCGCTGAGGTGGTACAGCGTAATCGCATACGGCACCCCGGCTTCGTTCCGCCACTGCCCATCAAAATCGCTCAGAGGTAACCATGCCTGATGATCAAAATGCGGTCAGCCTCACGGTTGATGGCCTGGATTACTTCGGCTGGAAATCGGTTGAAATCACGGCAGGGCTTGAAGATCAGGCCCGCTCGTTCAACGTCTCGCTGACATGGAAGTGGCCCGGGCAGATTCAGAACATCCCCATCAGGCAAGGCGACAAGTGTCAGGTACGCATCGGTGACGATCTGGTGCTGACCGCTTGGGTGTTCGCTACACCGGTCAGCTACGACGACAAGCAGATCACGAAGTCGATCACAGGGCGTTCGTTGACGGCGGATCTGGTGGACTGTTCCGCCATCAACAAGCCGGGGCAATGGAGCAATCAATCAGTACTGGCCATCGTCAAGGCGCTGGCCGGGTCCTACGGTGTCAGCGTGAACAGCGAGATACCTGCGGGAGGAAAGCTTTCCGATCACACCATTGAGCCGGGCGAGACGGTATTCGCTTCCACGGATCGACTGCTTACTTTGTTCCGGGTGTTCTCAACCGATGATGCCCGGGGCGCTGCAGTGCTGGCCAGCCCTGGCAGCGCGGGCCGAACCTTTGATGCAATTGAGGTGGGGAAGAACGTTAAGTCAGGTGATGCGCCTCTGGATTTTTCCGGGGTGTTTTCTGAATACCGCGTGCTCGGCCAGAAGAGCGGTACGGACGATGAGTTCGGTGCCGAGGCCTCGGAGGTTTCCGCCAACGTCGTTGACGAACGTACGGCCCGTAAGCGCGTGCTGGTCATTCAAGAAACCGGGCAAGTGACCAATGAACTGGCCCAAGCCCGTGCGAACTGGGAGCGCAGCAGCCGCATGGGTAAAGCCATGGCGGTCACCTACACCGTGCAGGGATGGCGGCAGTCCAACGGTCAGCTCTGGCGCCACAACATGATCGCGCGGGTGATCGATCCCATCATTGGTATGGATCGAGACATGTTGATCTCGCGTATCACCTACACCCTCAGCGATCAAGGGATGCTCACCAAAATGGAGGTCGGTCCGCCGGAAAGCTTCGAGCCTGAACCGAAGGACCCGCACAGCAAAAGAAAAGTAAAGAAGGGCGGTAAGGGCGACAACTTCGAATACCTCATTCCTGCCGACTACGAGCCGAAAAAATGAATCTGAAAAACATGCTTGCCCGAGGCACGGTGGTCATTGTCGATGCCGCCAAAAAACTTCAAGGCCTACAGGTGCGGCTCACCGCTGGAGAAATCAAGGACGGTGCCGAACATTTCGAGCCATACGGTTTTACCAGCAACCCTAAGGCTGGCGCCGAAGTGCTGACGGCTTTCATCGGGGGGGATCGCTCTCACGCCGTGGTGCTTGTGGCCGCTGATCGCCGGTACCGCATCCAGTCGCTGAAGCCTGGCGAAGTGGCCATTTACACCGACGAAGGCGACAAGGTGCATTTCAAGCGCGGGCGCATCATCGACATCGAAACCCAAACGCTGAACATCAGGGCTACCGACTCGGTGAATTTCGACACGCCGACCATCACCCAGACCGGGCGGATCGTTTCACAGGGTGATCAGGTGGCCGGCGGTGTAAGCCAGATCGAGCACCCACATAGTGGCGTGCAGGCTGGCAACGGCCAAAGCGGGCCACCCGTTGCGGAGGTGTGATGATCATTCCTGACTCAATTGAGGCCGCGTTGATTCGCGCCGTGACGATCAGTCTTTACACCTGGCGGCGCTCTGAAACTGATGACCCCATCGACGACGAAGAACGCTTTGGATGGTGGGGTGACAGCTATCCGTCCATTGCAGATGACCGGATCGGCTCGCGCCTCTGGTTGCTTCGCCGGGTAAAGCTGACGCCGCAAACCCAGCGTGATGCGGAGATGTATGCCCGGGAAGCACTTCAGTGGCTACTCGATGACGGCGAGGTTACCGCTATTGAAATCACCAGCGAGAAGATCGACATCAACCGCTTGAACCTCATCCCTACGTTGACGTTCGCGAGCGGTGCACGGCTTGAAATCAAACAACCCATGACATGGCAGGTGATTTATGCCGTTTGAAACGCCTACGTTACCTGTCCTGATCGGTCGCACACAGGCCGACTTGGCTAGCGATTCTTTGCGGCGCTCTGATGCCCAGGTATTGGCCCGGGCGTTAGGCGGAACTGCCTACGGGTTATACGGCTACCTCGACTGGATCGTTGATCAAATCCTGCCCGATCGTGCGGATGAAGAAACGTTGGAGCGGATAGCACTGCTGCGCCTGAACCAGCCGCGCAAGGCCGCTCAGTCAGCTGTGGGCCCAGTGAGTTTCACTGCCGCCGCCGGCGCCGTACTCGACGCAGATGTGGTGCTGCAAGCCGGAGACGGTCGCACTTACAAAGTGAGGGCTGCAGTCACAACGGTGTCCGGCGTGAACACGGCATACATCGAAGGCGTTGATTCAGGTGCGCTCGGCAATGCTGATGCCGGGCTGGGCCTGATTCTGATCCAGCCAGTCGAAGGCATCATCAACACGTTTACTGTATTGGCCCCGGGTTTGACGGGCGGTATCGCGAAGGAAAGTGTCGAGTCGTTGCGGGCGAGGGTGGTGCGGTCCTATCGCGTCATTCCTCAAGGCGGCTCTGAGGATGATTACGAGACGTGGGCAATGGAGGTGCCAGGAATAACGCGGGTGTGGTGCCGGGGCAATTACGTGGGGCCGGGTACTGTGGGTGTGTTCGTCATGCGCGACAACGACCCGCAGCCCTTGCCCAACGCTGCGCAGTTGTTGGAGGTGAAGGCGTATATCGAACCGCGACGTCCGGTCACCGCCGAACTCTATGTTCTCGCTCCCACAGTCAAGCCAGTGCATTACAGCATTCGCGCGGTGCCGGACACCTCAACTGTTCGGGCTGCAATCACGGCGAGTCTTTTCGATCTGCATCAGCGGGAGGCGGGTCTGGGCGACAAGTTACTGATCAGTCACATCCGTGAAGCCATCAGCGGCGCGGCTGGGGAAACCGATCACTCCATGACGGTACCGAATGCTGATGTACCGGCGGCTATCAATGAGCTGCTGACCTTTGGGGGTATCACATGGCTGTAGCGCGCACCGCCGAGCAATACCGCCGGCAGCTTCGTGGGCTTCTACCGCCCGGGCCGGCGTGGGATCCGGAGCTGGTACCGGAGATCGACCTAGTGTTGAAAGGTGTTTCCCTCGAATTCTCGCGCCTCGATGCGCGAGCAGTAGACCTGCTGAATGAGGTGGATCCATCTGGCGTCAGTGAACTGGTGCCGGATTGGGAAGCGGTCATGAGCCTACCTGACCCATGTCTTGGGCCGAACCCAGCCTTCGAGGATCGACGACTGGCGGTGCGACGCCGTTTGCAGGAAGTCGGCGGGCAAAGCAGGGCGTATTTCATCGAGATCGCCATCAGCCAAGGCTACCCGAACGCAACCATTACAGAACACAGAGCGCCCCGCATGGGGCGTTCTCGTTTTGGATCGGCGCACTTCGGCACCTGGTATGCGCAGTTCATGTGGACGCTCAATACCGGTGGCCGGCAACGGCAGGGTAGACGCTTCGGTGTCAGCTATTGGGGGGAGCGCTTCGGTACGAACCCAGGCGACCCACTTGAATGCTCGATCCGCCGGCCTGCGCCGGCGCACACCGTTGTGCACATCAATTATGAATGAGGAGTGTTGAAGTGGATTTTCCCAAAAGTGTGCCCAGCATTGGGTTAGTAGATGGCAAATTCGTTGATGAAAACCCGCTTGCCGGAACTCCGGGCTCGTTGATTCCATCTGCATGGGGTAATGCCATAACCGGCGAAGTTCTAAATGTGATTCTGGCATCGGGGCAAATCCCCAGTGAGGCAGATACTAGCCAGCTCCTCAAGGCAATTCGTAGTCTTGGGCAATTGAACTCTGAAAATCATGGTGTTGATGTTGGCGTTGCGAATGCCTATGTGTTCAGCCTTAACCCTGGACTCACGCAGCGACAAGACGGTGTCCCTATTCGCGTCAAGGTAAAGACAACCAACACAGCGGCGTCAACCATTAACGATGGTTTGGGTGTGGTTCCCCTGATCGGAGCCGCATTTTCCGCACTTCAGGGGGGGGAGCTAGTTGCTGGTGGCATGGCGTGGATTGAGTGGAATGGTTCGGTTGGCGGTGGCTCGTATGTCCTGCGTTTCTGTACTTCCGCTTCTGCCCAAATCGTTGCGGGCAGCCAGAGCCGGCACGCTGTCAACTACAGTCAGATCCTTGGGGTGGGCCAAAGCCCCCAGAATCTGACCGCCTCTCGGGCGTTGAGTACGACGTACACAAACACAACTGGAAAGCCGATCTACGTGAGCATCATTAGTTCCGTACTGGCGGCGGGCGCAGCCCTAATGATTAGCGTTAACGGTGTCATTTTTTATGGGACCAGTTGCTCGACGATTGGTAGCCAATTCGGTGCCGCGGCTTCTGTAATTGTCCCGCCTGGCGGAACTTACTCTGCCAGTGTTTCCACCGGTGGAAATGGTTCGCTAATTAATTGGACTGAGCTGCGCTAGGAGGTGTGATGAAACTATACAAAGATCCGCAGGGTTGTGTATTTGCTTACGAACTCGACGGCAGCCAAGATCTGATCATTCCTGATAATCAGGAGCCGATTACCGAAGACGAGGCAGAGGCACTGCGTAACCCTCCGCCATCAGATGCTCAGCTTTGGGCGGAATATCAAGCCCGTGCCCAGACTGGATTGGATCGTACCGACAGTGTTGCTTTGAGCTGTTGGAAGGCGAGTGTACCGTTTCCTCATGATTGGCAGGTCTACACCTCTGCATTGCGGGACATTGTAAAGGCAGGATCCGGTGATCCCCACCAGCCACTGCCAGAGGCCCCATTGCCCCCAGCAGACGTTTAAATTTCTAGATTTTCCTATAGCGCCGGCTTATTGCCGGCTTTTCTATGCCCGGAGAAAAGTGATGACACCTACAGAAAAGGACCGTGAGATTCTTGCCCGCACGGTGTGGGGGGAGGCTCGCGGCGAAGGCGCGCTCGGACAGGTGGCCGTCGCCTGGACGATCCGCAACCGCGTGCGCGACGGCAAGGCCAATTCATGGTGGGCTGAGGGTTATGCTGGCGTATGCCAGAAGCCGTATCAGTTCAGCTGCTGGAACAAGACCGACCCGAACTATCAGTACGTGATCGGCGTGAAGCTGATTCCGTTCCGCGAGCTGGCGCAATGTCGCATCGCGGCTGACCAGGTGATCGACGGCGAGGTGTCGGATCCTACCGGCGGTGCAACGCACTATCACGCCAACAGCATCAAGGCGCCGGCGTGGACGGCGAAGGCGAAACAGACCCTCAAGCTGGGCGGTCATGTTTTCTTCAAGGACGTGCCGTGATGGTCATGCCGTGGAAATTGGTGGGCTTGCTTTCGCTGGTTCTCGCAGGCTTTGGCGGCGCCTGGCAGTTTCAGGACTGGCGCTATGGGAAGCAGTTGGCCGAGCAGGCTCGGCTAAATGCGGAAATCCTCAATCAACTTACCCAGAGCGCCGCCAATGCGCAGCAGGTCGAGCAGGACAAACGTCTAGCACTTGAGCAGCGGCTGGCAGCCAGCGAGCAAACCCACTTCAGGAAAATGAGCGATGCCCAACGTGATCAAGATCGCCTGCGCGATCGCCTTGCCACTTCAGATTTGCGGTTGTCAGTCCTTCTCGACGCAACCGACGTTGCCAAAGGCTGCGGGGTGCCAGCCGCCTCCAGCGCCGGCGGCGTGGATCATGCAGCCGTACGAGCCCGACTTGACCCGGCGCATGCTCAACGAATTGTCGCCATCACCGACAACGGTGACCGGGGACTGATAGCGCTTGCCGCCTGCCAAGCTTATGCAAAAGCAGTCGCTGGAAGGAAGTGGCCTGGATACTAGGTGTCCTTTCAGAGAGGGCTTGTTGTGAGTTCCTTAATTCAGAAATAACGGTAAACTACGCCGCCTTTGGTCGTGCTACGGCGTATTCCGTCCTCAGGAACCTTTTAAGCAACGGAAAGCAATGGACACAATGAAGAAGAACGACGTGCGTGTTGCTGCTGATTTTCGTAGTGACATCAATGGCCTAAGAGCCATCGCGGTATTATCGGTCATCCTGTTTCATTTTAAAGTAAACGGTTTTGACGGAGGTTATGTCGGTGTTGACATATTCTTCGTGATCTCCGGCTTCCTTATGACTAAGATTATTTTAGGAAAAATTGAGCGCGGACAATTCTCCGTGATTGATTTTCTCCGTGCTCGGCTTCTTCGCATATATCCTCCTATGCTTGCGCTTTTAGCTGTCGGTGTAGTGTCAGGATATTTTTTCCTGAATCCAGATGACTACAAGATTCTTGCTGGGCGAGCTATTTACGCGGTCGCATCTATTAGTAATATTCGTTTTTATACAGATTCATTGGATTATTTTGCCGCTGATCAATCCAGTAACTGGCTTCTTCATCTTTGGTCGCTTGCTGTGGAGGTGCAGTTTTATCTGATATTTCCTTTGCTCCTCTGTCTTGTTCGTAGTCGGCGCATAGCACTCAGTCTGCTGATGGTTCTGTTCACTGTATCGTTACTGTTTTGCGTTTGGTTAACGCCGCACAGCCAGTCCGCGGCGTTTTTTCTTCTTCCTACTCGTGTATGGGAGTTTGTAGCGGGCGGACTAGCCTATATTAGCGGTCCCTATTTGTCGGTATGGATGCGGAAAATTCTCGCTGGTGCAGGCTTGGCGCTCATTGCTGCAAGTATATTTTTCTTACGCGAAAGTATGGCGTTCCCCGGTTGGTTAGCGATCATTCCAGTGCTTGGGACGGCGTTGGTCATCGCTGCTGAGCGGGAAAGCAAAATATTATCCAATCCTATCAGCCAGTTCTTTGGGACTATTAGTTACTCGCTTTACTTGTGGCACTGGCCCGTTTGGGTGGCGGCACGCCAGTATCGCATTGAGCCGGGTCCACAAACGGCGTTTTTGTTACTTTGCATATCCATTTTGTTGGCGTTTTTGTCATATCAATTGGTTGAGAAACCGGTTAATAATTTACGCCACAAACAGTGGCGCCAGCGTGTGAGCGTAGTGCTAGCTTCGCTGACGACTTGTTTGATAGCCGCAATCTCGTGGGGCGTAGTTGCCAATGCAGGCTTTACGAGCCGAGTTCCGGAGCTGATTAGTGGGGTAGGCCCACGGTTTCTCGTCGATATCGAAAAAAAACCGAGGGATGGTGTTTGCTTCCTCACTTTAGGTGAGGGTCCTCAACTCTATAAGGATAAGTGTTTTACTCAGCTCCCTGGCGAGATCAAGCCGATGATGTTTGTATGGGGTGACTCTTTTGCTGCTCACATTTGGTTCGGCCTTTCGGCCTCTCCATCTTATGCCGGTGTATCTCTGTTGGGTGCTACTTCTGCTGGTTGCTTGCCTTTACTTGATGCGCCATCGAAATTTAACTCGAACTGCGCCATTAATAATCAACGAGCGCTCGCAGAAATCAAACGTGTAAAGCCAGATACAATTGTTCTCTTCGCTCGTTGGCCAGATGCTGAGCAAAGTGGTGTCGATGTGGTGCGGGGAATCCGTAACACGGTAGATTACCTTGCAGCAGAAGGAGTTGGTGTAGTGGTCGTCGGTCCTAATATCGAGTGGGCTCCTAATTTGCCTCAACGTCTGACGCAAGAGGTTTTCGCCCGAGGTGGGGTCGTTCCTGAGCGCCTGACTGATCCGTTTCAGTTAGTTGTTAAATCGCTTGACGATCGCATGCGGCAGAGCCTTAAGGGGTCAGGTGCCAGATACGTATCGCTCTATGATCTGTGGTGTTCTGACGCGGGGTGTAAGACTGTAATAAACGTGGATGGCCGTGACGAGTTAACGGTATACGACTTTGGCCACCTTACTGTCATTGGAGCTGAGGCCATAGTTAAGTCTGCTTATCTGCAGATTGTTGCACCCAGCAATGAGGCTCAAGCAATCCGCTAATGCCTGGCCAAGGTGGGTACAGCCCGACCGTAATCAGCACCTCTGAATTTGTGGATTGTTTCCGCTTCAAACAAAAAAGCCCTACACCCTTTTCCCAAGGTGTAGGGCTTTTTTTGTTCGTCCTCTACGCGCGCGAGCGTATGTGCTGTCCATCGCCGCCAGCGGTGGCCTAGCACCTGAAATACTGTAGGCGTGCCAGGTTAGGGCTTACACACTGATATTTCTCAGTCATCAATATATTGTCTTCGTCAGAGGCGTCAGGCCTTAAGCATTTCGCGAAGCTTCTCGGCCTCCTTCTTGTATGCATTCTCTGAGGTTCGCAGGTCGTACATTTTCCGGCGGATCTTCGCTGTCTCCGCTGCTTCCTCTCGAAGAGTTGCCATTGCTTCTTCACGCTGACGCACTGCTTCAGCGTGCAGCTCGACCAGTTTAAAGATACGTTCGCGCTCTTGGCGCAACTGCAGGATCAGTTCCTCAAACTCGCTTTCGTAGAGGGCCAACTGGTGCCGGCATGTTTCGAGCGGCGTCGGGCAACCAAGCCAGTCGTCTGTGTTTTCGATATCGAGAGGATCCACGGATATACCTAGTAGAGTACTGTTTGTATATACAGTAATCGAGGTTTGTGAACAGCGCGAGGGTGAGGCGACGAACTGAAGGTGATATCGAAAAAAGAGTTCCGCATCCAAAAATGCGGCCCTTGAATTCAGCGGGTTACAGCGCGTTAAAAATCAGTAGCTTGCGGAACGCGAATAGTGCTAACCTATTGATCTACAGAGATTTATAGATGGATTGCAAATCCACCTACGCCGGTTCGATTCCGACCTCGGCCTCCACTATAAACAAGCTCCGTAGATCCATGATTTACGGAGCTTTTTTATTTCCAGTGCGCAGCAAGATTTAGTCTTGAAATCAGCCACTGCGAACTTGCTTCACCGGGACGTGATGTATATATTTCCCGCTCGGCTGTTTAAGCCTGCATCCTGCCAGGATCGCGACTCAACAGCTGGAAAGAGCAACACCGCGCTACCGCCCGAATGGCGAAACTGGTAGACGCATGGGACTTAAAATCCCCCGCTCGTAAGGGCGTGCCGGTTCGATTCCGGCTTCGGGCACCATGAATATCAAGGGCTTGCGTGAGGTTTCTCATGCAGGCCCTTATTATTTGTTTTCCGCAATTTTTGAGTCTGCTCCGCGACCTAATTGGTCGGGCTGATTTTTGTGCTGATCCTTTCCAGATGTAATTCTCGCTCATTACTGCGGAAGTCCCTGAGCTGGTACTTGGCCTGCATGATGTCGCCGCTTGTTTCTGCTTTTGTCAGCGCCGGCCCAGCCACGAAGTCTTACAAACCTTTTTTCTCTACTCGTGCAGCCTCGCGCGCCGCGTCAAACCTCCCTCGCAAAGAAGCTGAAGGAAGGCGAACCACAGGCGATGCACCAGGTTTGAAAGGATTGCCATTGGCCGACGCTGCGCAAAATCACCTAGGCGCGATTGAGGAAGCTTGTGGGGACTGCTGTTTGTCTGGGCGACACAAACCCGGATCAACACCGCCAATTACTACCTGGCAACGTTGAACATGCAGGCGTTCTTCGGGCATTTTGGCGTGCGCGGTTCGTATTTGCTGTGGGCGTTGGTGGTCGGGGTAATCGTGTACGGCTTGATGCTCGCAGAGGGGTTTGCCTACCTGCTCAAGGCGCTGGCCTATCAGGGGATTTTCGTCGTAGCCGTATGGTGTTGCAATCCGCCGATTATCTCTGCCGGGGCGAACGGTAAAAATTGCAAAGACCGCTCTATACAGGCGCCGTTGCCGGATTCTGTATAGAGCGGAGTTGGCTGTATGGACTATGTATCGAGGTAGCTCTCAAGTAGCTTGATTCTTGGAACCATTTGGCGCTCGAAGCTGAACTCTCGGAGGATGGCCTGGCGTCCAGATTGGCCGAGTTGGTAAAGTTCCTCTCGATTGTCCATGTAGTACTGGAGGCGAGCGCAGATCATTGCGTAATCACGATTGATGATTTCCATCTCTTCAGGGGCGAAAATACGGGAGCCATCAAGATTCTGGTTCATGCTCTGGAAATCAGTCAGTAACATCGCAACGCCCTGCAGGCCCGCTTCGACGACACAGGTAGTCGGGAAGCCATCAAAGGATTCCGGGTAGGCTGGATCAAGTGCGGAATGTTGAATGTTTGGCGAGAGTATTACATCCATGGAAGCATAGAAGTCCGGGAAGAACGTTGCGGGCCTTGTTCCGTAAAACGTTACGTTACGCGCATCGCCCAGATCTATTATTGTCGCGTCGAACCCGCCGACGACATGGAAGTTGATTGATGGGTTGTTCGAGAAAGCTTTAATAACATCTGCAAAAACGTCATAGCCCTTTTCTGCACCGATGGCCGAATAGCGCTGCGCAACGAAGCAAACGTTGATGGCAGAATGATTGATAGAGCGCGGCAGGGGAGGCATCTCTGAATACAGTTCAGGGATGATTCCGCCAAAAATATGAACTATTCGTTCGGGACCACAGAAACCCTTGTCTATCAGATACCGGTAGGAGGTTATCTGGGTGGTGATTATTTTTTTAACCTTTGGGTTATCACAGAGACGCCGCAGCGACTCATCGGATCGCGGGTAATTGGGGGCAAAACCACCCCCTGGATAGAGAGTGAAAACAAGATGATCAGCTGAGGGCACACCAATCTGGGTGAAGAAAATATCGGCAAGATTCAGGAATACGCAATAGGCTACCTTGGGGTTGCCGATGTGATTTCTATCGAAGCGCCGGAGTCTTTCCTTGCTGATGTCGTTTGCTTTACAGAAGTCATCGACCTGATTCGAAAGTGCACTCTGCTCGCCAAAGCTGAACAGCTTTGCGTCGGGGCGGGTCTGCACGGAGCTGTCTTTAATCGACGTCAGGTAGGTGGAAAACTCCCCATAGCGAAAAGATGAAATTTTCGATGGGAACGCTGAATCAAGGAGCAAGAGGCGTGTTTCTGGTGGTGGCGCAGTGTTTACTGCTTTTGCGTCAAGTATTTGATTTTTGGCGCTTCTGCAAATGCTCTCCAGTTCGGGTTGCAAGCCGTGAAGCTCCGGGTTCCTGGCAAATTCCTGTTCTGCAAGGCTTATTTCCCCCGCCTCGAACAGCAAATCTGCGTATATCGCGGAAAGGACCTGCGACTCAGGAAAGAACGACAGGAGTTTTGCTGTAAGCGCTTTGATCTCATCGATGCTTATTGTGCTTTCGTACCTTATCCAGCAGCCAAAGAGGAACGAGGCAGCCTGTTCAAAATATCCTGCTAGAGATGTCGCTGGTGTGCTGTCTGGCAAGGCATCACTGTACAGCGTAGCCGCGGCTGAAATCCGCTCATGGGTTCCGCTTTCCAGTTCTAGAATGATATGCAGTGTAAGCGCCATCTGATCCGATGAGTTGTGCTCCAGTGCGAGAGAGACTCTCTTCATCGCATCAGCGGAGCGCAGGTTCAATGGATAACGGCCTTCACCATGTCCTGCATCAATATAGTGCTGAAGCGGATCGACCCCCGCCGCCTGAATGTCCGGGTATTGTTTCAAGTAGAACTCTTTGTCGAGAAGCGCCTCGCACATTAACGCATGGGCGTTTTGCACATTGACTGGCGTTTCCTCAACTCGTTCAGGAGCTGTTTCGTTCGCGGTTGCGTTGATTTTGGCTTTTTTGCCGGAGAAAAAACGGAACAATCTTTCCATTCGTCTAACTGTCCATAAGGTTTAAAGTTAACGGCGGCGTGCCACCGTTAAAATTTTGATGCTGGAAATCTTCTTGTTTCCAGAACCGCTTATTGGCTAACTTTTGCTTCCGCAGCATTTGTTGATCCTATGCGACCGGCAATAGTTTTGCCGAGGGCAATACCAGGCAGCTCAACGAAACGGTAAACCAGATAGCTAAAGGTATAGGTGAGCAATATTACGATTAGCCAAATTGCCAGCGTGCCGGATATAAGTGACCATCCCGATCCCTTCGCCGCCATGCCGATCCGGGAGCCAACGATGGCAAGGAATAGGCCATGGAACAGATACACTGAATAGGAAACATCTGACATAAATGTCACAACCCTGCTGCGGCAAACCGTCTCTAGTACAGTCAAGTAACGTGCTACAGGACGATAGGGCACCAGCATGATTGCGATCAACGCCACCAGAGCGGTGAGGTAAAGTACTTGGTATCGGTAAATGTCGCCCAGCTTAGTGCACATTAGAAGTGCCAATAACACGTAAGCGGCTCTGTGCCATTTCGATGAGTTCGATATTGATGCGGCGCGATAAATCAATATGCCCGCGACAAATATCGGCAGTTTGAAGAACAACATAGAGGGTTCAAAAAAGAAATTGGCTTTGCCAGCGGCTACCGCTTGGTCAAATAGCCACATGAATGCGTACGAGAAGAGCGCCAGCGCGATTGCTGTTTTCCCCGTGCCAAATCGCTTCATCGCCAGGTAAATGAAAGGAAATACGACGTAGAATTGCATTTCCAGACTGAGACTCCAGTCCGGTAAAAACGTCGAGAAAGAATAGGTGGGAAAAAGACCGAATAGAAACGAGATGTGAAGCAGCAGATTGCCAATGGTGTAATTTGTTCTTGCTGGATCATAAACCCAATCACCTTGCCAGAGGGAGGGGTTCAATTCGCGCAGATGTGTATAACCACCAAGATAAATTGGCGCGAGGGCGACGACTAGAAACAGACAAAGATAATACGCAGGGGCCAATCGGAAATAACGACGCACGTAAAACCGTAGCCAGTTGGCAGGGTTTGACATCGGCTCGGTCGTTTCACGAGCCTGAACGGTATAAGCCATCAGTAGTCCGGACAAAACCATGAAGAGGTCAACAGCAATTTTGGGTGCTGGAACCGACATCTCCAACCATGAACCGCCCCAAATGAAACAGTGTCCGGTGACTACCCAAAAAGCCGCGAAGGCTCGGATACCGTTCAAAAAAGAGGTGTCTCTATTCATTTTTGCAACTTTCCATCCAGCGCGGGTTAAGCGTTAATCTTAACACGATGCCACTGTCTGATTTTTAGTCCCGCCCGTCGTGGGATACTTCTTTGCAGAAACAGCTGATCAGAGCATCTGAACCTCAAGCCAATCCCCCGCGTCAGACCAACAACTCCAAGGTATCAAACAACCTGACATCCTCCGCCCGCGCCGAACGCGCACACCGGCGGATCACTTGGATCAGACATTCGACAAAACACTGCGCCGCCACGCCCAACTACACGTTGCGGGTGGTCACGATACAACGAATCGGTTTTTTGTCGAACATAGGCTCCATCCTCTGCGACCCGATGTATGCGCTTGGGGCTCCAATCTTGCCGACCATGCTTGAGTCACCACGTCAGAACGGTCGTTTTGCCTTGAATCACGTAGCGCTCCTGAGCCTCTTTATACTCAACTCGCCTTTTTCGACTTGATCGAAGACAGACAATTTGAAGGTCAGCGTGTATCCGCGCTGACTGCGCCTTTTTGCTGATTCCAGTACGTCCTCCTGAAAAAAGATCAGAAGCGGTAAACCTGATTCCGGACGGGACACTGAGAATAAAAAAGGGGCCGAAACATTCGACCCCTTTTTTGTGCGTCAAACGAAGCGTTGTTGAGCAAAGCCGCGCGGTAAACGCTGGCGGCCGCCCATTGCAGTGAGACGTTCCTGCCACTCGGTACGCCAGTTCACCAGGCTGTGGCTGGTTTTGGTCTGGCGCGACGCTCGGCGTGCCGCATTGCGTTGATCCTTGCGGGCTTGTTTATACGCATCGGTATTGCGGCAGCTGCGGCACTTGACGTGATTGAGTTCGCGGCTCGCCGTGAGGTGTTGGCCCTTGTGACCACAGGCCAGATGTCCATCTACATTGAAATGAATAACCATCAGACGCCTCCTTCGTGACGTGTGTCTTTTTCGACCACGCACGACAGCCGGTGTTCATCAAAATGAAACACCGGTAGAACACCCGCAAGTAACTCTGGCGCGTGAAAGCGCTTACCTGAACCGTGGCAGCGGTCGATCGACAGGCTTGAGCGCCGACAGCGTATTGCGGATCAATGGTGCGTCTTTCTCGATGTCGTTCAGACGATCGCGGATGCGCAGGGCGGTCGGGTGCCCGCCTTGGTGATCGACCCAGTCGGCGATCTCTTTGCAAGCGGCCGCGAGGCGTGCCTGCCGGGCGTCGAGCAGGGTGAGGAGGGTGGTGATGGACTCTTTTTCGGACAT